CGTGCAATTGACGCTGTTGGTGGCTCAGCTACCCGTGATAACACCCCAAATACTGTTGTAAAGCGTGACGGTTTTGGTAACTTTGCAGCTGGCCAAATTGACGCCGAGACTAAGATTACTTCCCCTGATTACAGAGTTGGTAATGCCGGAAAGATCGACGTCAACGGTACTGACCTAGCAGTTACATCGTGGGACACTAACAAGGTAGTCCTAGATGGTCAGCAGGGTGTAGACATCATTTCACAGAATGGTGATGTAAACCTTAAGCCAGACGCTACCGCAACCGTATGGGGCGATACCATTGTCACCGCTAGTGCAACTCAGACTCTCTCGAATAAGACTGTTTCTGACGGATTTAACTTCAATGATGGTGCAAATAACAGCGCTATCTATGTAGAGGGTAATAACCTAACCGTTGCTGCAAACAATGATCTCTACTTAAACACCAATAACGGCAATATCAACCTACAGCCAGATGGCATTGCTACTGTTTACGGTGACCAGATTGTAACTGCTACCTCAAGCCAAGAGCTACAAAACAAAACCCTAACCTCTGCAACACTAGGAAATGCTCTAAACGCTAATAGCTCTAAGATCATTAACCTAGCAACCCCAGAAAACCCAGATGACGCTGCTACCAAGGGTTATGTAGATAACGCAGTAGCAGGTCTAACTTGGAAAGAGGCAGTAAACCTTCTTGCAACCTCAAACGTTGCACTAACTGGCGACACTGCAACTCTAGTAATTGATGGTCACGCAGCTCTAGATGTAAACGACAATACCGTTTACCGACTACTTCTTACCGGACAGTCGACTGCTTCAGAGAATGGTATCTACCTATATACCGATAACGGTAGTACCTACACCCTTGTCCGTACAACTGATGCCGATACATCTTCAGAGTTAATCGGTGCAACCGTATTCGTTGAAGAAGGCACAACTTATGGTCAATCAGCTTGGACTCAAGGTAACCACTATCTAACTGACTTCACCAACCAAAGCTGGGTCCAGTTCTCTGGTGCTGCGCAAATCACAGCTGGAAATGGTCTAACTAAGACTGGAAACACCCTAGACGTAGTAGGAACTACTGATCGAATCACTGCAAATGCTAACAGCATTGACATTGCTTCAACTTATGTTGGTCAGACTTCAATTACTACACTAGGCACAGTAACCACCGGTACTTGGAATGGTTCAACCATTGCAATTGCCAATGGTGGTACTGGCGAGACCAACGCTTGGGATGCTCGTTTAGCTCTTGGTGCTACCACTAAGTATGCCGTAAACAACCCAGCACTTACCGCAACCTCAGGTACCGTAACTTGGGTTGTGACCCATAGCCTAGGGACTACAGATGTCACAGTACAGCTAAAGGACATCAGCTCTAAGATGCTAGTTGAGGTTGATGTAGAAATTACTGACAACAATACAGTTACTCTTTCATGGGTGTCTGCTGATGTTGTTGATGATTCTTACCGTGTAGTTGTTGTAGGCTAATTAGGTAAATCCTAAGGAAAATCTTGTCTAGAAAATTTTTAACCCCAGTAAACCTACCGAACGGGAATACACTCCCTTCGGTAGGTTCTGCTGGCGATCTTTTTTACAAACTAGATGAGCAGAAAATCTATGCACATAACGGAACTAGTTGGGTATCTGGCCAGGCTGTAAGCCAAATCTCTGGTCTAACTGACGTAGAACTTACTAATCTAGCTAATAATCAAATACTGATATATAACGCTGGACAGCAAAAATGGGTGAATGTTGATACCGATGTATTGACTGGCACCAACTATGACGTATTAGACGGCGGAACCGCCGGATCTACTTACCTAGTCACCGTAAATGGTGGAGGCGCGAACGGATAATCATGGCAGTTAAAATTATTCTTAGACACGATACAGCCGCTAACTGGACCCTCTACAACCCAGTAATGATGCTAGGTGAAGTCGGTGTAGAGACCGACACCCTCAGCATGAAATTTGGTGACGGTACCTCTACTTGGTCTGCACTTGAATACGCTACTTCCACCCCGGTATCAGTTCAAAGCTTACTAGATAGTCTAACAACTTCCGATATCCCAGAGGGAACTAACGAATATTTCACCGCCGAGCGTGCCCAAGACGCAATTGGTAATGCACTAGGAAATGGCCTAACTTATACAGACACCACTGGCGCTATAGCAGTAGACACTAGCACTATTGCTACTAATTCTCATGTAGATACGTTAATTGGCGATGTTACTGTAGACGGTACTTCTCAGAACACTATCACTGACAGAATTGCCTCGGAGGTGTCTGGTCACGCATTAGAGACTAGCAACATTCACGGTATTACTGGAAATGTCGTTGGAACTACGGATGTTCAAACTCTGACAAATAAGACCCTGGGTGCAGAACTAAATGCTAACGACAATAAAGTTACTAACTTAGGAACCCCTACATCAGATAAAGACGCTGCTACAAAACTATATGTAGATACAGCAGTATCAGGAATTGTAGATGGTGCACCAGATCTTCTAAACACCCTAAATGAGTTATCAGCAGCTATCAACGATGATGCTAGCTTCTCTAGTACCATAGCTACCTCAATTGGTGAAAAGCTTCCTAAATCTGGCGGAACCATGACCGGAAGCCTAGTTCTTTCTGGTGATCCAACATTAGACTACGAAGCTGCGACTAAACACTATGTAAACACAGAGCTTAACGATCACGATAGAACAACCGATGTTCACGGTATCTCCAACACCTCTGATCTTGCATACCAAATTGATGTTACTACAGCAGTATCTGATCACTCAAATGCAACTACTAATATTCACGGTATCTCGGATACCGCAGATCTTGTCTATAAGAATAACCCTACGCTTACTGGCAATGTAACCCTACCTTCCACAACCACAATAGGGTCAGTACAGCCTTCAGAGATAGAGAAGCTAGCCGGACTAACCGCATCTACAAATGAACTAAATATCCTAGATGGCGCTACCGTAACTGTTGCAGAACTTAATACTCTAGATGGTATTACTGCAAGCACCGCTGAGCTAAATACTTTAGATGGCATTCTAGCTACTACAACTGAGCTAAATAAGCTATCAGGAGTCACTACAACTACTAGCGAACTAAACACGCTATCTGGGATCACAGCTACTGTCTCTGAACTAAATACCTTAGATGGAATTACAGCTAGCGTCACGGAGCTAAATACACTAGATGGAATTACAGCTTCAGTTACAGAGTTGAATACATTAGATGGAATTACAGCTAGCGTATCCGAACTAAACATTCTAGATGGTGTAACAGCTACAGCGTCAGACTTGAATATATTGAATGGTGTAGTTGCAACTACTTCAGAAATCAATACTTTAAGTGGGCTTACTGCCAATACCAATGAGCTAAATATTCTAGATGGAATTACTTCATCTACTTCAGAGTTAAACATTTTAAGTGGAGTAACGGCAACTGCCACGGAGTTAAATACTCTAGACGGCATCACTGCAAGCACTCTAGAACTAAACATTCTAGATGGTGTAACAGCAAGTACCGCGGAACTTAACTATGTTGACGGTGTCACTAGTTCAATCCAGGCGCAACTAGACGATAAGGCTAGCTCGACAGATCTATCAACCCATTCGTCAACCACAACAAATGTGCACGGCATTGCAGACACCTCAGCCCTAGAGACTCAAACTGGTTCGCAAAATAAGGCAAATGCCGCTGAAACCGCAGCTAATGGCTATACCGATACTGCAATCAGTGCTTTAGATACAAATAGTATTCCAGAAGGTTTAAACCTATACTTCACTGATGAGCGTGCTCAGGATGCAGTAGGTAGCCATGTCACTTCCGGCCTATATTACAATGACACTACTGGCGCTATCGGTGTTACGTATAATACAGGTCTTACCCTAGATGGTTTTGGAAAATTAGTAATTGATTCTTCTATAGTTACTACAAACTCTGATAATCAAACCATTACTAATAAAACTATAGATACCGCTGACAATAACATCACCGTTGTAGTCACTGACGTGAGTGATTTAACCGCAAGCGCATCAGAGCTAAATACTCTAGACGGAATTACCGCCTCTACTATAGAACTAAACTACGTAGACGGTGTGACCAGTGCTATTCAAACCCAGCTAGACGGTAAGGCACCGCTTGCAGGACCAACCCTAACCGGAACAACTCACGTAACTGATCTAGTTATTGACGGTGAGCTGACCTTTAGCGGCACAGCGACCACCATCAACTCAACTAACCTAGAGGTTACAGACTCCCTAATCTACTTAGCTGCACAGCAATTTGACACCGATGCAATCGATATCGGTATGTACGGTGCATACGGGGACTCTAATGCCGGACACTTCCACACCGGCCTTATTCGTGATGCATCAGACGGCAAGTGGAAGCTTATTTCTGGTGGCGACGAACCGACTTCTAACGTAGTTGATTTCACATCGGTAACCTATGACACTTTAAAAATTGGTGCTTTAGAGGCAACTTCAGCAACAATTGGAAATGTCTCAAACACCGAGCTTCAATATCTTGATGGTGTTACTAGTGCTCTACAGACTCAGTTAGATGCTAAGGCACCTTTAGCAAGTCCTACATTCACCGGGACAGTGACTCTACCAGATAGCACAGTAACTAACGCTATGCTAGCTGGTTCAATTACGGCAACCAAGATTAGCGGTACTGCAGTAACTCAAGCCGATACTGGAACAGTTACATCAGCAATGATTGCCGATGGCACTATTGTTAACGAAGACATATCAGCCTCAGCTGCTATTGCTGTTAGTAAATTAGCTGCGTCTACTATTTCTGGTGTAACACTAGGCAATAATCTAAATGCCCTAACCATTGGCACAGGCCTAACTGGAACCTCATATAACGGATCAGGTGCAGTTACAGTTGCAATTGATAGCTCAGTGGCAACACTAACTGGAGCTCAGACTCTTACCAATAAAACAATTAGCCTAGCTTCAGGTGGAGCTACATTCTCAGATGGGACCGTACAGGTTACCGCTGGCGTACCTTCAGTCACAACCATTAGTCAAAAAACTAACTCATACACCTTGAGCTCGCTAACCGAGCGTGATACTATTGTTGAAATAAGTAGCACCTCAGCAACCACTCTAACTATTCCACTAGATTCAGCGGTAAACTACCCTGTAGGTACTACACTAGATATTCTTCAAACAAATACTGGTCAGGTAACTATCGCAGGAGACGCTGGAGTTACAGTAAATGCAACTCCTGGTCTAAAGCTGAGAACCCGCTGGTCATCTGCTACACTGTTAAAACGTGCTGCAAACACGTGGGTAGTGTATGGCGACTTGAGCGCTTAATTAGGAGAGAATTAAATGAGCAAGAGAGCTGGTAGAAAGTCTCAGGCTTCAAATGACTTTTTGGAGCCAAAGGCCCCTATAAATGTTTCTGCTACCAATATCGGTACTAGCCGTGCATATAATGACGGTGCCGCCGCAGTCTCATTTGAACTACCAGCTGACTCTCCTGCAGCTACCTCATACACCGTAATTGCATATAAAAGCGGAGTAGAGGATACTACAGCTACTAACCTAACTGGACCTTCATCACCGATTACAGTAGGCGGGTTGGATTCAGAAGGGTCATATACTTTTAAAGTATCCGCTACAAACGCTGCTGGTACCTCAACACTATCAACTGAATCCTCTGCAGTAACAATTACTACAGTCCCTAGTACACCAGGAACTCCAACAGTAACTAACTACAGTGGAGACCAATATGACTACGTAGCTTGGGCAGCATCTTCCTACAGCGGAGGAGCTGCAATTACAGGATATAACTGGGAAAGTACAGATTCAAAATCCGGAACCTCTGGTAGTACTTCAGTAAATGTCCTTCAGGAAGCCGACACTTCTCAGCAATATAGAGTTCAGGCAGTCAATGCCAATGGATCTTCAGAATGGTCAGGATATTCTGTATCCAATACAACTCCGCCATTTTTCCCACCATTCTTCCCATTCTTCCCACCATTCTTCCCTTATTTCCCATACTTCCCTTATTTCCCATACTTCCCGTTCTTCCCTCCTTATTTCCCGTTCTTCCCGTTCTTCCCGTTCTTCCCATTCTTCCCACCGTTCTTCCCGTTCTTCCCATTCTTCCCACCGTTCTTCCCACCGTTCTTCCCGTTCTTCCCATTCTTCCCACCGCGCTTCCCGTTCTTCCCACCGCGCTTTGGAGTGAGTTCGATTGATGAACGAAAGCTCGAGAGCGATTCGGCTAAAGAAGAAGAGCCGAAGTCTGAATAAGTAGACTAGAGGGGTAGAGAAATCTACCCCTCTACATCTTGGGAGATATTATGCCTATATCAGCCGATACTAGCCCCAACATCAAGTGGCCACTACCAGCAGGCGTACCAGCATTTAAAAAAGAGAATATCTTTTCAGAAGAAATGCTGAATGAAATTAAAAGATTACTAAATAAAAATGCCAACTGGGGGCCAAATTCAGATCCAGCTACCGGAGCCCCTCAGTATCATACAATTGCAGGAAGATGGTCTATCGAGATTAATCTACCTAAATCCGTATGGAACCATCTTCAAGCTCTATCTAGCGAATCATGGGGTAGGACAGACCTACGACTTAAGAATATTTGGTTTGCCAGATATCAAAGGCATAAGGGAGTAACCCCCTACCTATGGGAACATATGGATCAGCCAGGTACTCAGTACACAATGGATATCTGTATAGAGGCTCCCCGCTTAGGCAGCTGGGGCCTAATAATAGACGGTGAAGAGTTTACAGAGGCAGAAAATACTGGAGTTCTTTTTATGGGACAACAGCAAACGCACTCTAGACCACCGTATCCGACCGAAGATCCAGACGCATATATAGTTCTAATGTTTGCATTATTTGTAGGACCAGAACACTGGATGTATGAGATTGATGCTTATGACCCTAAACAAGATGCGCTACTGCGAGAATTAATGGACCAATATAAATTAGACGGCGATATCAGATACTATGAGCACACAGGTCACGCTCCGAGGTTTAATGATATTCCACCAGAAAACTATCCCTGCACCCCAAATGGGTGTAGCCAGTGCGACGTAGTAGCAGAAAATTTTGTAGATGACATCCCAGGATATATCAAGCTCAGGTAAGATACTAGTCTCGATGATTGCATATCGAGAGAAGTATCTAGCAGAGTCAGTAAGAGATTGTTACGAAAAAGCAGAGTTTCCAGAACGTCTACTATTCTCTATAGTTTCTGAGCAATATAGTTCTGATTTACATGCTGACTTAAGCTTTATCCCAGAGGGTCAAATTATTTATAGAAAGTTTGATCTATCTGAATATCGGGGAGTCCTGTGGTCAAGACATAAAACTACTGAAGTACCATTTGAATACGACTATATTCTATTTACCTGCGGTCACAATAGGTTTGCACCCTCATGGGACACCCTAACTATGACGGAGTATTTGAAAGCAAAAGCCCACTGGGATAAGCCAGTTATAACTTTTGCAGCTCCAGAACTTTTCTACTCCGATAAGGAAGAGATCATTATCGGAGCTTCTAGGGGGAGACTAGAGAACCATTGGCGAGGCAAGCTAGACAGTTCGTATGTCCCTGGGTATGGATGGTCTACACAACGCCCAGTGCCCAAGACAGAAGACGTTATAGAAGAGACCTATCTACAGTACAGCTGGGTATTCTCAGATAGCAGGTATGTAGAAGAGGTACCTCTAGACCCAACAATTAATTACCATGCCGAGGAAATATACATGTCGGTGAAAACATGGTGCGCTGGTTGGCGTATGTATACGACTCCAGTAGTTATGTACTACCACGACACAGTTAAAGAGTATCCGCTAGAGGTTCTTTCAAGGATGTCTACTCACCGCCCATGGGCAGATATAAATAAAGACTATTTCTGGAAGCAATCAGACGAAAGTCTAAGGAAGCTTAACAGTCTTCTATCGGGAAAAACACCATTTGCTAAAAAGACTGACGTGCTAGCCTACTGCAATTTCTCCGGGTTAGATAAGACTTGGTGTGAAGAAATACCTAATTATGACAACATAGGCAAAAAACGCCATGCTGAAGAATTTAGAGATCTACCAGCGTTCCCTCTATACTGAATAAATGCACTTTAATCCTGTAATAATTCCTAACTTATTTACACCAGATGACCACTCGGCATTGCTGGAGTTAGTAAATAGCGGAGAAACGAATAGATCATGGAAAGATCTAGATCGAAATCGCGGAGTAAAGCGATTTACAGAATTAGATGAAATATATAGCAAAAAGCTAGAGCCGTTGGCTAGAAAAATATTTAATGATCCAACCCTCAAAACTAGTTATGCAGCTTACTTAGACTACAATAAGCCGACTTCTAAACTACCTGCCCATAAAGACAATAACGCCTGTACATACACAATTGACTATTGCCTATCCGCGAATACCCCTTGGGGAGTAGTTGTGGAGGATCAGGAGTTTATCTTTTCTGATGGCGAAGGATTAGCTTTCATGGGGGGCTATGACAAACATTGGCGGGAAGATATGCCAGACCCAGAAAATAATAGGGTGCAGGTAGTAATGTTTCATTTTTGCCCGGAGGATCACTGGTATTTCACAGAGGGTCCGGACTACGTGTACGAGCTACAGGCTCGGGGGGACCTAGATACCATTGAAGTTGATACCTATGAACTTAGTCCAAAATATTTAGAAAAAACCCAGAAAAAATAGTTTTTCCTGTATAGTAAATCCTATGAATGATTGGTTTACTAAAGACAGGTCAGAGACCGCTTCCAACCGTATGCCTGATCGACAGGCTACCACCAACCCAGCTATTACTGTAGCTAACCCAGCTGTGGGCATTAACGTATATAGCGGAGCTATCACTAAAGAGCAGGGACAACACTATATCGACACCCTAGAGCGAAAGCTTGACGGCAATGGGCGCTATAAGTGGCAAGGTGCCAAAGTAACTTCATCCGCCGAAGTAGATGTAAGCGCTAGAAATGCGCAAGACTTCAAGATCAACTCTACCGGCCTAGGGCCGCGCAATGAACACAATGCGGAACTGTATGACGTCCATGAGGCAGTATTCCAAGCAGTTCGCCAATGTGTTGATGACTACGGACGCTACTGGGGCGTAGGCATTGCTTCGTACGAAGCATTCAACTTTGTAAAATATGAAGGTGCTGGCACACACTTTAAGGTCCACGCTGACCATGGGCCAACCTACGTCTGCACCATCTCAGTAGTTGTCTATCTAAATGATGACTATGAGGGCGGAGAGATTTGGTTCCCTCGCATGGATGGCCTATCTATCAAGCCTAAAGCTGGAGATGTTGTTGTATTCCCATCTACCTATATCTACGAGCATGCGTCTCAGGATATGGTGAGTGGCACTAAGTACGCAGTTGTAATTATGACTGACTACAATGATCGCGGAGATGTAAATCACCGAGTTTCTCCTATTATTCAAGACTACGAACTTAAGTACTAAGGACACCTATGCAAAACGAGCATGTAACCGAGCCTACGGAGCAGATGAAAGAAGAGATTTCTTCTCACAATGACCGACTAGCAGCTTGGTATCTGATCAACGAGAAAACTTGGACAGATGCTAGAGAAGTAGCGCCTGGATCCGGCATCTGGGTATACGAAGGCGTAATTCCAGAATCACTAAATGTCGTCGAACGACTTGAAAATGTTTTAAATGACCCTAGCAATAGATATCACTATGAAGAAGCTCTAGTTGGCTATGGCGTAAAGATGCCAGAATACCGAGATTGCTTTGATTTTAAATACAAGAAGTCCGATATCCAGATGGACACATCGGAACCTGGTAAGCAATTAGCAAACCTATGGGATGATACACACTATCGACAGCTTCAAGCGGTAAAGCACTACACTAAGACATACAATATCGGAGAGCTCCGCTACTGGGAGGCTACAAATTTTGTAAAGTATGGCCCAGGGCAACACTTCCAAGAGCACCACGATCACGGCTTCTCCTATAACTGTGTAACCTCGCTAGTAGCATTCCCGAATGACGATTACGAAGGCGGAGAGCTTTATTTCCGCCTACAGAATGTAACTATTAAGCCTAAAGCTGGAGATCTATACATTTTTCCGTCAAACTATATGTACCCGCATCGAGCTATGCCAGTAACATCAGGGACAAAATATTCCATGGTTACAATGCTAGATTTTTCTGATAAATTCCATGACCCTAGGTTTATGGTAGAGACTGGTAATTAGTGAAAACAGTTTCAGTACGAAGGCTACACGGTGACTCGGCTGCGGTAGAGCAACTAAAAGTAACTAGAGAGTGGATGGATAACACCTCCGGTCGCCACGCCTATATGTGCTTCCCGATGACCTTAACTAATGGTTTTGGTTGGGGCATTTCTTTCAATAAGGATATCCGCGCCATCTGGGACGGAGTGGAGGACTCTCAAGGACACCATGTACAGATCCTTGAAGGCGAGGACTTAGCCTATACTGGCAGAGCTCATGGAACCCTAAGCTTCCATACTGGAATAATTATCAACACTGATCAAGATGTATCTATGTTGACAATGCCAGTACCAAATCAGTTCATTCGTGGTACTCAAGCATTTACCACATTGATGAGTACATCTTTCTATAGGGGAGAGTTCCCCCTTGCTATAAAGATCACCGAACCGAATAAAGAAATTTTTATCCCTGCTGGCACGCCTGTGGCTGCTTTACTTCCTATCTCCATTTCAGGCTTACAGTCTGATTTTCAAATGGAAATCTCCGAAGGTAATATGCCTCAGGAATATTGGGACGAACTTAAAAAATATGGCGATGCAGCTGAAGTGAAAAATTCAGTAGGAGACTGGTCAAAACTGTATCGAGATGGTCTAAACCACGATGGATCAGTACTAGGTATCCACGAGTCTAAGAACATTAAACTAAAGACAGTAACATGTCCAGTGACGGGAATGACGATTGAAACAACTGATTAAGTTTATCAAAAATAGGCCTTGGCTGACAGCTGACAGCCCATCGGCTCCTAGGCCTACCATTAAAACCATTCCAGAGTGGTATAGGAAAGCCGATCGATTTGCAGTAAAGCCAGATGGAGAGTACTGGCAGGATCCGCATGTTGGTGGAAAGATTCCAACTTGGAAAGCTTGTCCAGCAGTATTTGACATCATGGGAACCGGATATGTTTATCGAACACCATGTGATCTGGAAGTTTCAGAAGAGAATGGTCAAGTAAAGATCAAAGTTCTTGACCCACAGAATAAAGATTTCATTCAGAACCGCCCGCCAATGCCTCAATTTAAGGCACCAATGGGCTACCATGAATTCCACTTTGCTTGGTGGTCCGACTGGGCAGTTTCTGTACCAGAGGGCTATAGTGTCCTCTATACTCAGCCATTCAATCGATTTGAGCTGCCGTTCCTAACTACCAGCGGTATTATTGACAATGACAAGGTTAACCTACCAGGTACAATGCCTTTCTTTATTGTCAAGGGGTTTACCGGCATTATTCCAGCTGGAACTCCATATGCTCAAATGCTTCCGTTCAAGCGTGAAGACTGGGAGTCAGAGATTGACGATAAGGTCCCATATATGACTATGGCTATGAATAACAATGAAAATAGCAAGAAATATAGGGTACCTGATGGCGGTATCTACCAGAAGGAAGTCTGGACTCGTCGAGTCTACGAATGATAGGATAATCGTATGGAACCTGAAGACTACACTAACTCAAGAAGAGATAATAGAATGTCCATAACCCCATCGGGGTTTTTTGGCTCTGATCCTTCAAACATTCAAGCTCGTGAAAACTTTATGACTGAGTATGAGCTAGAGACCTTAAATAGCTTCATCCGATCAAATACTTCATGGGATGTTACTGAAACTCACTATAACGAAGAGGGTACGGTAATCTATGATTCAGATTACTGGAAAGATCGAGTAGCTACGTATGACACAATTCGAGCCGTAGATCCTCATATTCCAGAAGTCATCAATGCAATGGTCGAGCGATTTAAAAAAGAAGTAGATACTTTCTTTAAGGTAGACGCAATGCCTACTTCGCCAGCACTTGTCAGATGGCTTCCCGGACAACTTCAAATGCCTCATGCTGATAAGGAACTTCACGAGGGTGAAGACCGAGGAAAGCCTAACGATTTTCCGTATTATGACCTAGCAGGGCTTTTCTACCTAAATGATGATTATGAAGGTGGAGAGTTATATTTCCCTAACCAAGGGATTCAGTTTAAGCCTAAAGCTGGAGCCGCATATTTCTTCCCAGGCGATATGAACTATATTCACGGGGTAACTCAGATTACCTCTGGTATCCGTTACACAGTGCCATTTTTCTGGACCATTCTTTCGCATGAGAGTCAGTGTGGTATCTAGTGGAAGTGATTGAACTTTATCCAAATGTTGTTGTTTACAGGGGTCTATATGAAAACCCTGAAGAGATAGTTAAATATCACCGAGACTCTGGTGAGTGGCGTCAGTGGTTTACCTTTGGCGATCTTACTACCGTAAAAGTTAAAAATCACACATTTGATAAGTTCCCTGAACCAACCGAGTGGTATGAGACAATGATTCTTGCTGATCAAGAGTTGACTCCAGCTGCAAAGAAAATTATGCAAGCTTTCTACACAGCTACTAGCCACTATCACGACAACTATTTCGATGAAGAAATTCCTAACTGGAAATTCTCTGCTCCGGCTATCTGCATGTATAAAACAGATGGCGGAGCCGATACAAACGTGGGCATGTTCTACCACACAGATTTTCAGCAGGAACGCGCTGATGCCCCGGGGGATA